TGGTTCTGGATCTATTGGCATGATTTCATCCTTTCCGTTTTTAACGTGCTATCGTCTGCACTAATGGATTAATTGATTGTGAGGTTATTGTATCACTCTAGTGCTTTGCAATCATTTTGTTGCGGAAAATTTTGGTTTTGGGAATGGTTGGGAAGCGATGGGTACAGTCGATCGTGTGAACGTGTGTGCACGCGTATGGGCCACCCCTCCCCTACCGCATGGGTTGCGCCATGAAAAAAATTCTAAGGTGTTAAGACCACTCCCCTATCAGGGGGGTTGTCGGTCGAAAAAACGCTTTTTACCTCTGTTAATAGCGAACAAACCGCGAACGGGGGGGTTGAGGGCTCAGGGGGGTGCGGGGAAGTGGTCGACAAAGCAAAAACCCCCGATTTCGGGGGTTTTAAAACTGCTTGAAACTAGATCTATTCGGCTTCTTCTTCGGGTGGTTCTTTGCTATCGACTTTGAGGCCGTAGTGCGCACTGTTGCGGGCCCCTAAGCCACGCAGTAAGGTGCGGACAGCTTGGGCGGTTTCCCCGCCGCGGCCGATCATGCGGCCAAGATCTGACCGTGCGACAAACAACTTAATCAGCACTCCCTTTTCGTCGATGCTGCTTTCAACCTCAATCTTTTCAGGCTCCACACAAATCGCCTCGGCGATTTGTCTAACAAAATCAATGTGTGACGTTGGCTCCATCCCGGTACCCTCCGATTAGTTATTTGCCAACGAATGATTCAGTTGGTTGCATTTGATTATACACAACCGGATTGGGCGGCGCACATTTTGGAGAATCGACTGGGATTGAATCGCCATAAGGGCAACCAGTCACATGGCCACAAACGAGCGCGCCGGTTTCTTTATCGAAGCCACGGACAAAATCACCCTCCGGGCATTTGTCTGCGCAGCGGCCGACAGTTTCTAATCCGGTACACTCGCCATCAGATTTTTCAGTGCTGATGGCTTGCGCTTTTGGGGGCCCGGCCACTATCCAATCACAATGAAACGTAAACGTATATAATGCTGCGATTACGAGGATTACAAATGTGATTCGGATGGTAGTTTTAGCCATTGGGGGTTGCCTTTTTATCGGTTAGGAGCTCTTTGTAGATATTGTATGCCCGCAACGCCTTTTCTGGCAAGAACTTTTCCCAGCCAATTGGCGTTTTGGTAAACTCGAGATTATTTTCATAGCCGATCATTTCCGCTTTTAGATCGTTGACTAGGTTATGCGGATTGCGCTCTTGCTTGACGCTGGCCTTAGCGTAGATCACTGAATCAGGGAACTTGAACTGGGTAACGTAAGCCGCCCAAATATCATCCATGCGGCCTATGTGAGGGAATAAGAAGTAGGTTGGGAAGACCTTGCGGCTCAGGAACGTGTTTTGACTATTGAATGGCGACAGTTTATCTGCGGCGATCGGTGACATGCTCGAGGGGAATTCGATCTCCGGTTGCATCGCGATCCGGGCGATGGCATCGATGTCCGGGTCGCCGTCCCAAAAATCAGCCTGAACGAGCACATGGCGCTTAACGAGCTGCGGCTTCTGGAGCATTCGATCGGGTAATAATTCAAGTGGAAAGCCTCTGTGCCATAGTGCAGGGAACAACGGCGACAGCGGGTCGAATACGTCCTGCTTGCACTTATAGGTCATGGCCGACCAATCGGTGTTGACCTTGCAGTTTTTGCCCCAATGATCGTATGGGATATTATCGTCGTCAACGGTAGCGATGATCTCAGCGCCCCATTGGTATGCGGCCACCAATCCAAAGTTCCGGCGCTGTATGCAGTTCCAGCCGATCGCTTCGGATAGCTCGAGGCTAATAAGATCCTGATCTTTTGGTGTGAGATACGTCACACAATCTTCGACCAGCGCAATGTCCTGGTACTCCTTGTGGGGGGTTTTAAGATCCCCAACTATAAAAAGATGCCAGTCGTCTTTCTTGGCAATCTTTATGAACTTTTTAAGCGCTACTGTGGGTGGGTTTATAGTCGTGGTGACAATGGCTTTTTTGCTAGCTACAATATTTGCAAGCCGATCGCGGCGTGTTTTGGCTAATTGAATCTCATAGTTATGTTGTTTCATCGCTGAATTTTTAGCGTTAGTAGCTGTCTCAACGGCTTGAGAGGCTTCGGCCAACGAATCGGCAAAGTCTAAACGCTCCTCGTCAGCGAGTTTGCACGGTAGTGAATCACTAACACGACGAACTTTTCTAGTTGCCATTGGTTTGCTCCTCGAACGTACACCCATTGCCAGTGAAATACTCATGCAGATCTTCGAGCTTCATTTTGTCGACATCGGCGTGGAACTCCGGTGCCTCCTCGCCAACCATGCTATGAGCGAATTCGCGCAAAGCTTTGAGATCATCCATTGCCGGCGCTTTGACGCCCTCCGGATAGTCGTAACCAATTGGTAATACTAAATATTTCATGCGTTCTCCTTTAAGTGATTTACGAGCCGTTTAATTCCCTCCCCGAATTTTACCTCGGGTTTATAGTATTTGTGCAAAATCGTTGGGTCCGCTAAGGTTTCGTCAACGTAGCCCACAGGCCGATCAACGAACACTGGCTCGATACCTTTATTGAGTTGGTTAGAAATCTCCGCAGCAATATCGTTAAAAGATATCTTGGCTCCCGATCCAATATCCACGATAGGCTCGGTTGCCTCCTCAGCCAAATGCAAGATGGACTCCACAACGTCATCTATATAAACGAAGTCCCGGGATTGTTCGCCATTGCCAAAAATAACCGGACTACGGCTATTTACCATGTCTCGAGCAAATAAGTATGGCACCGAAGCGTAATGGCGCTTATGGCCCTCACCTGGGCCGTAGGTGGCGAATATACGCAAACCGATAGAGTCCATGTCCATTGTCGAAGCGTAAAGCTCACAAATTTCCTTGCATGTAGCATATTCGTTACGGTTAGAACTACTTAGCAAGCCAGTGCTGGGGTACACCAACCGAACACCATTGCGTTCACACGCTTTGGCGGCGTTAATAAAGCCGGTTAAAGTAACGGCCGCGCAGTAACCTGGGCTTTGCTTGAACAATACCTGACTGCTTGGTGCCGCAAAGTGGAACAGGTATGAAAATTCATAATCGAGATCCTTAAAGGTGCTGGGCTTGCGAATATCGCCGTCGAAAACATTAACAATGGCGCCAAGCTCAATTAAGCGAGCATGTAGGGCACTACCAAGAAAACCATCTGCGCCTGTAATTGCCACATATTTATCTTTATAATTCATATGATTTGCCTCTCCTCTCGGGTCGGGACCCGCTTTTTACCTAATTTATAAACAAGAAATGAAGTCTCAACGTACTCATCGCCCTCATAGTTATAGCGGCTTTCAATGGTTTTACTCTTTATCTCGGTACCATCAGCGATCCGGCGGTGGCCATAAATCTCGCCATACAGGTGGCCGGCAATGATGTACCAGTTTTTAATCGTTACTACTTTTTTGCGCATCTTCTGCAACCTTTCGTAATCGAGCACCTAGATCACCAAACACTTGCGGCATATTCTCCGTGACGTCGCTGGCCACATGCTTGATGATATCGTCTTTTAGTTTTTGTACGTCCGGCTCGGATCCCTCTTGCATGTCTTTGAAAATTTCGTTGATCTCATAGCGGCAAACGTAATCAAGATATGCCTGGAAAGCGCCCAGGGCGATGGCCCAGTCTTCGATTGGGTTTTCAATATGGCTCATGCTGTTGCTCCCCATTTCCTAGCAAGTTTAATATGTGATCGACGTGCTTTTGCGCGCCATTCGGCTTCGTCAAACGGCTGGACAAAGCGCTCAATGTACTGGCTATTTTCCGGGATCGGCTGGCGGTTTGCGATCTCGTGACGACGGACGCGGCGCTCCTCATTTAGCCGAGCTCGGTTCTTAGCCCAGTAAGTCCGGCAATACTCTTTGTTCTTAGCGCGTTTCCGTTGCTGATAGGCGGCATCGGTAAGTTTTTTGGCACGGTAAGCAGCGTTTTGTTTGCGCTGGCATGTCCGACAAATATTGCGGAGCCCATCGGGTGTGGTGTGCTGTTTATTGTACTCGGATCGCGGCTTGACGTTCAGGCACTTGGCGCAGTATTTTTCGGTCGACTTCATTTCTTACCCCCGAGTGCATTCTTGATCTTTTTGGCGTCGGCGGCAATGAGTTGGCGAACCTCCTCACTGTCAAACTTAGGCAGTTCTTTGGCTTTGTCGGTGCTAACGCTTTGCATGTGGGCGTCGCTCATTGGGTTTGGTTTGTCGTGGGTAAAATCGTGGAATAAAGGCTCATCGATATTTCGAACCAGATGCTTGTTCGGCCGCTCCATAAACACAAGCTGGGCGACATGATTAATATAACTATCGATCCAACCGTGCGCACCAAGATAGCCCAGCACGTCGACAAAGCCCCTGCTGACCATATGATTCATGGCCCCGGCGTTATCGAAAACCGGCACAATAATATTGACGTCTTTGGGATCAAGCGAACGATTGCCAATATCAAACCGGAGCTTTTCATCCCAACCGTGATGAATAATAAAATGGTCCTCGCAAAAATAGATAATCCATTCACCTTTTGCGTGCTTGAGCAAATCGTTAAAGTAAACGTGCAAGCCAGCACGGCCGAGCTGATGGTCCTCACGGAAAAACTGGACCATGCCAGTTTCTTCCCAAAGCGCCACGATCTCATCGTTCCAAGTGTCATCTTGGTTAAGCATAACTAGTATCTCCGTGTTGGCTAAATCCTCAGTTCTCAGGAAATAGCCAGCCAAAAACTTAGCCAGATATTTCGAGTTTTTGCGTGCGGCAACGAGTACCGATATTTTAGGCTTCATCTTGCCTCTGCTCCAAAGCGCCAACAATACGCTCCTTACGTTCTTCTAGTAGATCGATGCGCACCTGGAGCCTTACCAGCTCGTTTATAACGGTTTCGTATGGCAAACGTAAATAAATATCAATCTCTCGTGGATCGGCGGTCTGCGGTTCAGCTTCTAGGCTCATGCTTTTTTGCCTTTCAACGCTTTTTCAACGAGGATCCGGATCACTACGGCCGGAGCGACTTTTAATAGTTTGGATTCTTTGACGATCAGGCCATCGGTTTCTTGATCAAAGCGGGCTGTGCGGCGGATAGGGTATTTAACTGGCTTGGCCATTACTTTCCGCCTCTAAGCTGCACTGCGCCGCAGTAACAGGTATACGTTTTGCCGGCCACACTGCCCTTTATATTCATAGGCAATTTAGCTTTGGGGTTGAACTTCCAATCGTGTTTATGCTCGGCCACTATGCGCCCCGCACCGCTAAGTTCTTTTCCTCGTATTTTTCGGCACCAGTTGGAACCTCACCGCCCAGGCGGCGAACGTCGTCCTCGACCTCGATCCGGAGCGCTTCGATAACGCGTGGGCGCAAAAAGTATTTGGTAGGCACCTTTGATGGATCGGTAATGCGAATGCGGGTAATAGTCCGGATGTTGGCCGAACCGTTTTCGGTTCGCACATGGCTTTCAGCTTGCTTGATGTTTGAGATCTTACCCATCGCATCAGCAATGCCGATCTCGCCGGCGTCGGCCTGACTTTCGATCTTATCGGCTCGTTTGGCGGCACGCCTTTCGACAGCCTCGTGATATTTAATTATTGCTTCTTTGATCAAAGCCTCTGAATCTTTCAGTTGAGCCAGGGGTTCTTTGAATAGTTCGTCGATATCCTTAATGGCCTTGCGCAGCGGCGAGGTAATTGTTTTGCGGCGGGTATCAATGTTTTTATGAATCCGCTTAATTTCGACCAGCTTTTCGGTCGCTTCGGTTACGTCCTGATCCTTTCGGATCTTGATCGCATACACTTGCTCGGATAACTTGCCGGCCTCCGTAGTGGCGATTGCGGCTTCTTTTTTTGCGTCTTGTTCAGTATCCATAACAACAGGCTCCTTATATGTTTACTTAGCTTGGTTAAACTGTATCATTCGAGCTGCTCGCATTGCAAGCAGATTCTTTTCCACAGGCTTCATTCAAAGCCTCCATGCAGATTTTGCCGACTTGGGTTTCAGCCCATTGCTGGGCTTGGCGTGCTTGTTCAGCGTACCAATCGGCCGTCTCCTCTTTTGTTGCTGGTAGTGTGGGGCGTTCCATTAAGTTTATTTTAACAGTTCTGGATTCTCATAGATGTTGCCGATGACTTCGCAAACTTCGTTACGGTGGCAGTCCCTTTGTTCATAAAACATTCCCAAAAACTTGCGGTCTACAATCGCTAGTTGCTCTTTAACATTTATGGTAGACCAGCAGGCGAAGCTTTCCGACCAAACAACTTGGTGTGTTGACACATGGTTTTTCATGTAGTGGTCTTTAACAATATCCCCCTCATAAATCTCGATACCGTTCTTGTCCTTGAGGCCGGTGTATCTAAGCAATTTCCCATTAGCCACAGCTAATTGCTTCATCAAAACCTCCCACGGATGGATATGCGGCTCCTCGACCGGCGAGTTTGAATCGGTGTGGCTCATAGCCTCGACGAGCTCAAGTGTCCAGGCAAGCGCCCATAGTTCAGCCATGCCGTCTTGTGGTGACCAGACTTTAAATTTAATGTCGTCGTTCATAAGGACCTCCCCTCAATAGCAGACACCAGCATTGCAACGCGTTCACGCACCCACGGCAGTGCCGCGCCGATATCTTTCATCTTAAATTCTTTAGTAATGATCTTATAGCCGAGGATCTCGGTCTGCTGCCGGTTCCAAATCTCAACTAGGTAGGCGATCCGCTTAATTCGGATATCGTGAAGCCCAGCCTGGTAAGCGTAGATCGGAAGCTGTTTTGATTTCGAGTATCGTTGGACGGCCAGGAGCTCGCCCATAGCGAACGAATCGGCGATGAGGGTCTTGTAGTCGACTATTGTGCTAATATCCGCGCAAACCGCATCAGGACGGCTGTGGAGCACAACATCGGGCAGAATCTCACTAACAAATTCTTGTTCGACATGACTAATCGGCCAGTCTAGGCCAAAACATTCGGGGATTCGGCCAGTGCGCTTGCCCTCATTTTCCCACATATCGTGCCTATCGGTTCCAAACTCCATATTGTCGCTTTTGAAGCTTTCGCGGGTTCCCAGGCGCTCGTCGATCACACGATCGATTTGCCCCGCTGTGCAGCGGCTCAGTTCGGTATAGCGAGTATGGATTTTGCCATCGTCGGCGTAAAGATAATCAGCCATTGGTGTTTATTCTGGCCGGCTTGAATGGAACGGCTTTAAGTTCTTTGTGCTTGGCCTCGGCCGCAGCCATCAGTTCCTTGCGGTTGTCTATTTTAGCTGACAGCTCGGCAGGTTTTTTATTGGTGCCGAGATCGTAATCGTCTGACACTTCGACAATACCCATAGCCGAACCAAGCACGTCAGGAATGTATGTGCTAATGATTAAACTGATCACGCCATAGCGCAGCTTCTTAATTCGGTTCATACCAGGACGCCAGCCAATTTTAAGTTTGCCGTAGCTGTCGGTCGTGTAGCCGGATGCCACAGCGTCAGCAAACGTGAACGTCTCAACGTACTTTTCGCGACCTTTGGTGACGGTCGCAGTGCAAGATTCTTGGCTTTCGTTTGAATACTTAATTTTCCAACCATGTTCGGACAGCCGGCGGATCGTGGCCTTGCCCCACACGTTGATCGCACCGTTGACTGGATAAAGCGAGTTCATCGCTTCCATTGGCTTCATTCCCATTTCAGCGCCGGTTTGCAAACCAACCAGCACTTGCTCGGCCGTCTCCCAAACTTTCGGAATGGCACCGGAACGTATGAAATCGTTGGCCAACGCCTTTAGCTGAATATAGAGATTTGGGTCCAAAAAGTTCGTGGCAGTGGTGTCACGAATCGTCATTGGTTTTGAGGCTTCGGGGGGTGCTACTGCTGTCTGCGACGGCTCGAGCTCCCCTTTGAATACCTCAGCGGTTTCTTCTGGGCTTGGTACCGAAAATTCGGGACCATTAGTTGATGTTGGATCGGTCATAGCGGGCTCCTTTTTTAAATGTACCTACTAAGCATAGTTAGGAGCTGCTCGCATTGCAAGCACTTTATTTTTCACTAATTACTATAATAGTTAATATATAAATAGTAGTAGTTATAGGGCCTGTGGATAATGTGTATAAGTTTACGAGCGTCTCTACCCACCTTTGTTAGTAAAAACATAAGCGAAAAAGCGGGGTGTGGATTGCCTGTGGATTCAGTGTGGATAACTTTGGGATAACTATTCTATCAGAGACGCTCGCATTTATTTACCCACTACTTATACCCATGTTATCCACAGGTTATGCACAACTTTTAAGTATTACTTGCGAGTGTCCGCAATAGGAGTAGAGCCCTCGATCGGTACGCTCGCAAAGAGCGGCATCTGCTCACTCTGGATTGCCCCATTCACTAAAGCCACTTGGCCGACAGCACCGGCAAAATTATTCTCAATATAGGCCTCGACTGATTCGTCATAAACGGCCTCATCAATGACACCTTTCTTAACCAAGCCCCATGCCAGGTGTTCGAAATTCCGAAGTCCATCATGCTCGTAAGTGCTCATGGTGCCGCCTCGTAAGTAAAGGTACCGTATATCGATTTACCCGCGCCCCATGCTCCTGGTGATGAAGAAGAAAAACCAGCCTCTAGTACGTTAGAACCTGATGCCGAAGCCTGCACGATGTCGCCGTGGGTAGTGTCTGAAAATCGGATGATACCGCCGCAAGCATTGGCCGAACCGGCGTTTATGCGCAGTGGCCCGAAAGGCATAGCGGCTGCCTGTGAAACGGCAGGGACAGGTAGCGTAAAGGTCGGCACTCCGGTACCCATAGCGCTTGTGCTCCCCAGAACAACAGATATACGGCCAATAATCGTATTGCCGATTCGAGTATATTTGCACGCCTGAACGGCGTCACCAATAGTAAGAATAGTCCAAGTTGGGGTCCAGTCACTCCATGCGCCCCCGAGTTCGCCGGTCGTGGTTGACAGTTTAGAGTTAGTAATTACACCGGCCGGAATATTATTAAAAAAGAACGTAATAAGATTTGCTAAAGTGAATCGTTTGGTTGTTGGGCCGGAGGCGGCGTTACCGAGCAAATAGTCCGCGCTGGCGGGACTTGTATTATTTGGCTGCCCGGATATTTTAGTCATAAGCTCATTCTACGTTGGTGTGTCCGGGTTATCAATCGTTTGTTCGTCGGTAAGACCCTTGCGGATTTCTTCGACCTTGCCGGACGGCTTTTTAGGTAATACCCCCAGTGATAGCGTAACCCCTGTTTTATGTGGAGTTTTGCCAACAATTTGCAAAATTAGATCATCGACAAAGTTTCCAAATCCCTGAAACCCAATAGTCTCACCAATATGGAAAAGCGTGGTATCGATCGTTTGGTCCAGAATCGTCACTGGCGTTATGTATTCCTCGGCGCTGTGCGCGGCCGAGTAGTTCTGTGCGATCAATAGGGCAACGGCGTCGTCGGTAACGTGGTTATCGGTGAGTTGCTTTAAGCCAACACGGTTTATAGCCAGTGAGGCTGCATCTTCGTACTTAACAAATGTGTTCACGCCGGCCGTCGGACCGCCAGTAAAGTAAACCCGGTTGGCGATGTTTTCTTTTGTGGCCTCAATTTCTAGTAGGTTGATATGCCGACCCTTAACTAACGTATGATCCGCTGTGGCGCTCACAGGCTGGAAATAAAGCGTTGAATCGGCCGGTTCGACATACCAATACCAATCTTCCGGTGCGAGGCTTACAATGGCCTCAATTGCCTGCTTAATGGTTTGGTATTTAAAGTCATAGTCGGTTGAAACCCCAGTGTCCGCGTAGCCGGCCGCTAATGAATCGGGGACTGGATCCAGGTGTGCCAGCCCAAAGTATAGTGCTGGGTTTGAAGTGCTATATGTGGCGCTGAATGATGAGTTGTTAAAGGTGGCACGAGCAATATAAAGTTGGCCAACACCTGTTGCGGTGATTGGCAGATCAGACGAACCGGCACCATACATATTTAAGGTACCGAACCCACCCTGATTGAAGAATAATAGTAAGAAATAATCGTGGCCGGCTTGTAAGGTGACTGGTGTGGCAATTTCAAAAGTAGTTACTTGAGCGGTGGTGTTAGTGATGGTTTGAGGGGTAGCTGTTGCGATAAGCGTGCTGCTGCCGTTGTTATCATAATTCCCAACACCACCGATAACAGTCACACCATCACCGGAGGGATCACCCTCATAAATCGCGACACCCACAAGACAGCTTCCACTACTCACACCTAAATAAAGTTGGATTAGGTTCGTAAGCGTGTCGGCCGTAGGGGTAAATATTTGCGCATACGAGCACGACCAGTAACCGGACGGCACGGTTGAACCATGAGCAATTTGTGAAAGATAAGGAACGACCGGGCTGGGCGGGATTAGAATGTGGCCGCCGCGATTTGCGTAGTCCTCCATAATGCTGGTGAGCATAAAGGTTGGGTCCTCACTGGTGTAGCTACCGACGAGCGAGCCACCAAACTCCCACAAAATGAAGTACATATCATAACTGGAGTATTGTGTTGGTGCTCCCCAAGTTGTACCACTAAACGAAGCCAGCCAAAGCGTGCCGTTGGCGTAAGGGTTTGAGCTGCTGCCGTAGGCATAGGCCCAGTCATTGCCGCTAAAACTAAGTCGGAAATAATAGGTTGTGCCAGTGGATAGATCAGTCGAAGCGTTGAGGCCAATTTTAACATTCTCTTGGGCTTTGGGTGTTACGAGCACCGTGCCCGAAGCCACAGTCGGGTCGTTCCCGAGATCCGGCGACGCGCCAATCTGCTCCTGGATAATTACGGAAACATAGCCGGTTTCGACGCAAGACATTTGCACAGTGATCGCCGAAACGGTTTTGGTAAGGGGCATCGTGAAAGTCTGTATAACCGTTTCCTGGAAGTCGTGTGGTGGGCTGCCGAAACGGTTATACATACCAACGCTATCGCTTTGAGTAATATATGCCGAATCGCCAGTTTGAACTAAGAAGTTTTGGGTGTCTTGGCCCTCACTCAAGCAGGTAATTTCGATATCGTCGCCACCGCCAAAAACGGCTTTCCATTTGGATATATAGCCCTCAAAAACAGTAACGCCGTTGGGGTGATACGAAGAAAACTCGATAACTTTAATCGTGTTGTGGTTACGAATTAGGTTATCTTCGTTGCTGTCGCCGATTGTGTTCGGTTGGCCGTCGGAGATAATCGGGTTGTCGCTTTCGTCGGTAATTGGATCGCCGGCCTCGTCAGTAAAAGCTTCGACCGACCTGGTAATTACGTTGGCGCTTTGTCCAACTGAAATAATGACCTGCGTGCCAATTGAAGCAATCGGCTGGCTATAGGTAAAATCAGACGTAACGTCTTGCAAGACACCTAAGAATACGCCAGCTCGTGATATTTCATAGCGGTGGGTTTTTTGCAATGACATGGCTAATACCGCTTATAATACTCGGCTGAAATTGTGTAATTGCGAGTGGTTAGGGTATCGGAGTAATCGAGCGAACCGGGGCCAGCTTCCCATTGAGGCAGTGCGCCGACGCCCAGTATTTCATCGCCGTTTAGGGTTATAATCTTGTTTCGCGAATCAATCACGAGCACGTCTGCGGTCGCAAAAGTATTAGTGATAGTAACCTGCTGGCCTGTATTGGGGTTTCCCACAACAACATCCTTGAGCGTGCCCCCGGTCACAGCGTTAAATACGATCGTAATCACTGGCACCTGGAATTCTGCGCTACCGCCAACAATAAAGTTGTCGGTGCTGCTTGAGCCGGTTCGCGTTGAGCTAAACAGGGTGGTAGGTGTCACAGCATAGCCATATGGATCTGAGCAGATAAATTCTATTTCGATCGTGGCATGGCCACCCTCAACTTCCGAAACGGAGTAATTGCTATAAGTTGCTGTCCATTGCCGGCTACTTGAACCATAGTTAGTAACAAGTGCCGCCTCTCTCGGGTGTAAAAGGGCCCTTAATTGATCGATAGAATCATCTAAAAGTTCGCGGGTATTGCGGCCTATTTCGACTTTAATATTCATTTTATTGCCGGTAAACCACGCTGAGGTTGTGACTGATTTATTAGATCCAGCCAAAGGCGAATTGTTCACAACGCGATTTGCCGCCCTATATGGATCTCTGCCAATTACAATCAGCCCAGTAACATAAGTTGCAAAATCTTTGCCGTTAAAGCTTACTGTTGGCCTGGTCATAATACTGCGACCCCCATTCCCTCTAGCTCAAAATCACGATCCAACCTCTTGAGCAGATAATCAGCATCAGCCTGTGAGCCGATATGGATGTCACCGTAAATATTCGTACTGCTAGTAATTTGCTTACTGCCGGCTCCTTGAGGCGCTAGCTGGCTTGGTGACATAAAGTTACCCATGCCACCGCTCAAGAACGAGCGTAGCATATCGCCAACATTCATCAGGTTATCGACTAAGTTAGCAGTCATATTGTGTGGAATGATCTTTGTACCAGATGGGAATAAACCGAGCTCGGCTCCCTCCTCACCAACGATCGCGCCGCCGCCGGCAAAGTTCTCAGTACCGCGGGCAAAGCGGCCGATATTGGCAACGTGTGGCGTGCCTGGGATCTTGCCGACGGTATTGTTATAGCCACTGATCAGCCGGTTAGCGGTGTCAATAATCCAGTTGACGGCAGATTTAAATCCACCTTTCATGCTTTCCCACGCGCCGTTAAACCACCCGCCGATCGCGTTGGCTACTGATCTGGCAATGCCCTCAATCGAGCCAAACACACCGCGGAACCAGCCGGCCGCACCTTGCCAGACACTCACGATCCAGTTCCACGCCCCGACTGCCGCACTACCTATGGCGCCAAAGATCGGTCCGGCAACGCCCCAAATGGCTTGCCAAACTCCGACAATCACGTCCCTTAACCACATGATGCTGCCGACGATCCAGTCGATGATCGGCTTAATGGCCACACCGTAAATGGCCTGCCAAACATAAACGGCAATTGCGTAAAGGGTATCAAAAACGAATTTGTAATAGTTATAAAAGAACGTAACCACGGCCATAATCATATTCCAATATGTTGAGATAACCGTCCAAATGGCGCTAAAGACAGTCGAAACGACGTTGAAAATTGCTTGCCAAACAGCCACCATGACATGCCATAGATCAACCGCGGCGTTCTTAATGCCGAGGAAAATACTCACTGCGGTGCTGCCGAGCCACGATATAACGCTAATTGCTACGTTCAGACCGTTAATAAATAGCCATAGGTAGACGAGAATCACCCCTCCAATGATTGCGCCAATAACTTTAAGTGCGGTCCATAGAGCCGGCGTGAGGAGGTCAAATAGCTTTTTCAGTGCCGGCCACAGCCGGGTCATAATCGTATTGAACAATGCCTCGAGGGATGGCTTTAAGAAATTAAATGCCTGTTGCATTCCGCGCCATACAGCCGATAGGCCACCCTTTACCTTTTCGAGGACAGCGCCCCATCCACCCATCTTCTGTGCTAGGAGGTTAAATAAGAAGCCCAGGGCTGCACCAACAGCTAGGATGGCCGTAGCCCACAACAACATTGGGGCGGCCGAAACCGCCCAGGCGATCATCGCGACAACCAGCGGGCCCGCGATTGCGCCGGCGATCATAGGAATGTAGGGCTGCATCTTTTTGAGAGCGTCACCCAATTTGGTCATAACACCCTCGACGCCGCCGACTGAATCGAACCAGTCCATCAGCTTATTAATAAACGGCGTTGCCGCTTTGGCGATGAAGCCACCAATGGCCTCCTGGACATTATTAAATTGGTTCTTGAGCTTGGCTAATGCACCGGCAAACGTGCCGCCGGCCGCTTCGGCCGATCCGCCAAATTCAGTTCCCAACTCTTTCAAGATCAGTTTTTGGGCTTCGGCTTTGCGGCCGGTTTCCACCAGATTTTTAATTACCTCCTGCTGTGATTCGCTAAAGTTCACACCAACACGGCGTAGTGCCGTCACACCAACGATCGGATCCTGCAATGCTTTACCGAGCTGGATCGCCGAGCTTTTGGTGTCCTGGCCCAGGGCAGTGCTCATATCCAGCACAGTCTTGGTGGCTTCCGGGAAAATGTCCTTACCAATAGAGGTAAATGTCAGCAATAGGTTTTCGGCCGAGCGGACTTCTTCATCAGAAAACTTAGTAGTTTTTTCAAGAGCGCTGGCCAACTTTTCCACCTCTTGAGCAGTGACGCCGGCTATTCCACCTGTTGACTTTAATACAGCGTTTGTCTGCGCAATCATATCCTCGGATTCGGAAAAGGCCTTAACCGAAACCACTCCGAACGCTGTCGCTGCGGCGCCGGCCACACCGATCCCCAGCGCTAACTTCTTGCTCGCATTTAATCCACCCTCTAGTGCGTTTCCCATCTTATCGCCGAATGACTTGGTTTTTTGGGCCATGTCCTGCACCTCACCGAGGCCACGCTGTAAGTCGTCGGTCTTAGCCTTAATAGTGACGATAATATCGCCGAGGTTGAATCCTGCCATGAGCTTATTCTATCACTTAGCTTTGATTGATTTGGATTCATTTTGCATTGTGTTGCGGAATTGTTCGAAAGCCGCTGTATCGAGCTCGGCTTCGGCGTCTTCATCACCTCGATACCAGCGACGTTCGCTCATCAGGTTCTCAACAAACTCTTTGGCATCATCGCCCTCACGGTGAGGATTTGCGACAATGGCAATATCCATAAGATACTCATCAATCTTACGCATTTTGATTTGCCGTTGCAGCAAAAAGAAGTCCTCGGGATAAGTGTTAAACATAATATCCCGGAGGCTCCATCCGTATTCGTGGGCGAGCAAGTCGACGGCCCCATAAAGCCAATCCTCAAAGTCTATTCTTGGGGAGCTGGTTTTTGGATTTTTGCTTTTAGGGCCATTAGTTTTTTTACTGAGGCCACGATTCGCGCGAAGTCGTTTAGCTCAAAAATGGCAACAATGATATCGACAGCATCCGCACCATCAAGTGAGCCGAGATACTCGGCATCTTGATCGGTTGGTACTGCGATAAGAGCAACGACGTCCGACCATGATTCGGCTAACACCGCTGGCAACATAGCCAGTAACTCCGATGTGTCCATGTTCTTTATGTCGTTCTTGTCAGCGCCGATAATTTGCCCGATTTGCTTAGGCAGTTTATCTAAGGCACGCAAAAGCTCGGCGTAGTCCTTGAGTGCCATTTTGCGCACTTCGACAGCACCGAGCTCCGTGTTTACGGTAATTGTGTTTGAGTCACCCATAGTTTAAATAACTAGGCTTTGCAACCGAGTACCCAATCGTCTGTTTAGCTTATTGAATCACCGATAAAGCCGAGTAAGTTTCCATCACTCCGACCCTCATCGATCAAACCGTCAAACTCAACAGGCAATACTCTTTCACCATCGTTTTTGAATTCGATGGACAATTCGTTGGTGACAACTGCCTTATAGATCGCTACGTCGTATGCACGAGTATCGTTCGAAGCAGCATTCAATGGGTGCAATAGCAAAAGTCCCGCATTCAAACTAGCGCGCTTACCAGCATTTGAGCCCATAGAAACAGCGTCGTCACCGACTAAAGTTCCCTGGTTAATTGCCCGCTGGAGGTTGGCTATTGTGAATTCGGCTAGTGAAACTTTCGCTGAAAGGCTTTCGCCGACCAGGAACTTCTCAACTTTAGACTTACCGTATTGATCCACTGATGTCTCGTGATATTCCGGGCTATAAACCACAGTAACACCACCAATGGTGTGACCAAGATCTACGCCTTTATACGTCACGGAACAGACACCAAGCTGAATTTTAGTTGCGTCTGCCATATCGTTCTCCCTTGTTTAAATTGCTATTTTTGGCCCGACCGTTTAGCCGGCTTTCGCTGGCGAAACACCAATACCATTATCCTACCACAATTAGCGCAGCGCAATTGAATCCGGCCGCGAAAAATAAACTCGTAACCGATTAATTCTCCACACTTTAAACAGTTGATCGGCCGAAAGATTCGACCCTTGTTGTCGCGCAGTATATCACTAGCTGGTGATGGAATCGCCGTACCTGATTTGTGCGGTGAAGTTGATGGAGAATTCATAACGCCCCTCGTCGTCTTGCCCTATTGGATATCCGTCTTGTTGAGCCTGAATATACAGGCAGTAATAATTTGGTAAAGCGACCGCTAACTTGTCGTGCAAAAGTGACCTGACATCGCGCAAAACCTGTGAGCCAGTTTCGTAATCAGCATTGCGAACGACGACCTGGAATCGGGGATATTCAAAGTCTGGAATATTAATATTTGGTAGGGTTGAGCCGATTAGCCCCAGCAAAGCAACACAATCGTCTGGATCTGAGGGGTAAATACCACAAAAGATGTTGACGATGCCATTATCGGGGTTCGTTTCGCCCATGCCATTGATCGATAAATAGTCGGCCAATTGCGAAAGAAAATCAATTTTGCGCGACATTATAGGTTATCCCCAAATGATTTGCTAAACCTGATCCCCAGGACGTTAGCGTTTCGATTAATTGGATCCTCGAGATACTTACCTTTTCGACCTTTTTGGAATCGATACTCGGGGTGCTCATGCAGCCGGGCGGCATAGGGCTCATGGTAGCCAACAATAACGTCGTCACCGATCTGCTCCACATTACCAGAGTTTTGGAGCGAACCTTTATCGTGAGGGACTTCTTGCTGGCTCAAACGCATAATCTCATAACCGATATCGAGAGCGGATAATTTCTTAGAGTTCTCGGCTTTCTTGCCGAGTTGGCGAATGCTGGCGATGAAGCCACTGGTATCAACTTGAATACTGCCTATCATAGGTTCCACTCCTGTACCATTAGCTCAATGTGGCGGGTAGCGCCGTTGCGATCAATCATCGGCTCGATGGTCATAACTCGGTAGTCGACTGAATCAAAGGTTAATTTATCGTCACGAGCCACCACGGCGGTCGCTGACAGCCAAACAACACCATTAATGGGTTCTCGCTCACGTTGCGTGGTTGCGATCACCCTAGACGTTTTCTGAAAGCGACAGTCATATTCGACGGCAGTACCTTGTGTCTTTTTACCAAATTTGTCCTGGGCGCCGGCCGTGGAGATCGTGCACAATTGTTTGAGTAAGTGATCTAGGTTCATAGTGTCGTCGGATTGTCGTTAATTAGCTCGCCACCAGAGTTTTTAAAACCAACCAATAACGATCGGACCCTCGGCGAAACTAATTCGACAGACGCAGCGGCACCCGAGCCACCTCGGGAATAAGAGTAGTTGCCAATCCGTTCACTATTGACGTTTGAATCATTGCCAGTAAAGAAGTCGTCACCCTTAGAGATAAAGTAATCGATCTGAGCGGCAACCGCCTTTTTAATAGCTTCCGGAATAGTCTTATAAATCGAAGTGCCGTCGCGGTTGCTGTTGACGTCTGAACCACGAGGGAATTTAGCTAATTGGTAGATCTTATAAATCGAAGTCGAATCGGGCGCAGTGTCCCAGGCATCGACAATCGTAACTGACTTGCTGGACCTTGTGGAGCTCGCAATATAGCGGATCTGGCCAGCCCCAGTACCGCCGATGATTTCGATTAAACAACGGGCGTAAGTTCCATTCGTAACATCCAGTGGAGTACCTGATCCAGTATCGATAACATTCAGTGAATTTACAGAGGTGACTTGTCCGGTCGCCATTTGTTCGACACTCTTGCATTGGTAGCCGATATAATCGTCAATTGCCTTTTCCGCACGGTCCAATTGGCGCAGGGCTTCGTCATTATCGGTGACAGTTAGGTTGGACAGGATTTGCAACTCTGCGATAGTCAAATAGTTTCGAGGAGTAGTTGTTAGGCTCATAAACTGAGTATATCAGTTTTTAGTAAACCAACTGCCCGAATTTGGGGTTTGCCAATCGCCGGCCGCGCCGTTGGTAGATATCTGGTCCCAGGTGACAACTGGGTCATCCCACAGATAACGATCACTATCCCATAGGGCAAGCACACCGAGTAAGCGGTTATACCAGGGCGTTTTCGTTTTAGTGAACCAACTCATGTGCTCAGTTTACAGCAACTTATGCGGTCGAGAAAAAGAAGTCAGCATTGGATAGAACTGGTGGGGCGGAAGCTAACCAATTTGTAGTTCCAGACACCAGTACACCATTCACACCACAATATGCTGGGGTCGTTATAGAGGCAGTTATATCTTTAACAGACAGGTAATCACAGCTCACAATTCCGGTAGTAAAGGCAAGCGTTGCAGCCACTCCAGCCGTTTGGGTTTCAATGCTCATCAATTTGCCGCTAGTACCGTTTACGTTAAACTTCGTGCCATCTCTAATGGTGAACGTAAGCCCAGCCTGGAACCGCAAAGTCCGAGCATTCGTTGCGTCGCTAAAGTTAATTGCCCCAAACGAATCGCCACCTGTACCACGAATGTATAGCCGGCCAGTTGAGCCGGCCACCGTGTAGGTAAGTGTGCCTAAAATGTTACCGTTACCGACAATATCTCGTTGGTTAGCCGATGCATTAGCAACAACAATATTAGTGTTTGTCATGCTCTGAGTAAGCCCACTGCTCACTTGAATCCATAAGTTTGATGCTGTGGTATTGGTAAGGTTTATAGTTGCTGTACCACCCGTAAGGCTGCGCGTGGTTGGCGATGGTGAAGAAAAGCTTAGTAGTGCAATCACTTGGCTATTAAAGTCTAAACCACCGTTATTATGATTGAGAGCACCTGTGGTCGTAAAAGCATCTTGGAACGTGTATGAACCACCAAAGGAATTTATATTAAAGGTCGCTCCCCACGTTTTGCCAGCCGATGTAATAGTATGGGTACTGCGACCAGCAAGAGTAATAGCTGAACCAGTGGAATTAGTCATACCCGACCCAAGTGTGAGGCTACCAAATATAGTGTTAGCTGTACTGGTTGTTGCGAGTGTTCGAGTGAAGCCCGTACATGTCAGGTCAGCACACATTCTCGGCATATCTGCTGTGTAGGTACCTGCGGCAGAGTTAGCATCTAAAATTACTGTATCGTGACAGAGTGGCACGCTAACACCCCCCGCACCACCAGATGTTGCCGACCATGTTGCGGTACTTGACCAGTTACCAGCGACGACTCCATATCTCGTGACAGGGGTAGTGAATGTTATGCCAGAATTACCCAATGCGTTACCAAGAGATGTCCCTGTAAATGGTGAAGCTGCTCCTGCACCGGCTATGTCCATAAAATCGACATTGCTGAGAGAGACAGCGGCTGCGGTCACAGTTCTAGTAGTCCCTAGTATGTTTGTGTTGACAAGTGCTCTGTTGATAACAGAGTTGCCATTAATAGTGAATGTGCCAGTTGTCGTTATGTTTCCATACAGAGTCAGAACATTTGTCTTGGCGGCTGTACCCGTAAATGTAAAGTTAGCGAATGTGAGGTTTGTTGTTACGCCGGTATTAGCAACACCCCCAGTGAATACTAAGGACATCCCATTCCAGTTGAATGTTTGCCATGTAATAAATGATGCACCATTAGCGCTACAAGTAACAACGCTAGTATTTGCAGTTACAGTTAGGTTTGTTACATTAACATTCCAAGGGCTGGTTGTGCTCAGGTTCAAAGCTGATGCACCCAATGTCAACACTCGTGTATTAGTATTGTTTGAGTTAAACCCACCGGCCGTTACAGTCTTGCCATTCGTATCAAGTGTGCCATTCGTTAGTGTTAGTATGGCTGTACCAGATGCCCCAACTTGTAAGGCACTGTTCAACGTCCAGCCACCACCCACGCCTGTAAAGGTTACGCTACCAAGCGGCCACCCCTTTGTGTCGATTGTAAAACCAGTTGAGGTTGCGGCAAAAGTTTGTGTTGAAAATGCCGTCCCAGAAGGTGTTACAGAAGCATTAAGCGTCATGCTTCCATAGATGTTTACATTCACAGCGCCACCCATGTTAAACGTTCCGGTGAAACCAGTCATATCAATACTGCGCATGACAGCAGCAGCCGTCCACTGGTAAGCGCCAGAACCGGAGTTTGCATCTATAAACACATCGTCGCTAGACGTAGGAACAGAAGCACCTGACGCACCACCACTAGTAGTTGACCAGTTATTTGTGTCCGTACCGTTGTGGAGTGTTGAACCACCTGCAACCCAATAGCGATTCGCCATAGGTTATGTCTCCTGTGTCACAGCCATAAGGTTGTACTTGACGAGGCCGGAATCCCACTCGAATAGTAGTTCCATATTTTTGCCAAGTACCGTTGTAT